ATCTAGTCTTTTTCATGTGAGTATCACCAGCCAAGACATTGGAAGTAGGTGTTTTTCCGTTTGCTACTGGGCTCTGACCTTTCCCAACCTACGTCGACTCGCTTGATGCGTCTTAAACCTCGTTCCTAGTGTTTAAGTTTTCGTAGCACGGTTTTCGTATGCTAACAGTCATACTATATCAACAGTTACTCCTGTGGGAGACCATCAATATGTTACGTGTCCCGCTTTACATGCCCACGGGTTTTTCCACAGCGGTATTTTCAAACTGGCCCGCCAACCTTAAGTGTTAGTTAGATTAAATTTTAGATTTTATATGTGAGCCATGGACACGGACTTGGATATGTCCGTTATAGTATTCGTCGGATTCTAATACTTTGCGGTCGAATTGTTCGCGGGCCTCAATGTACGATGTTTCTGCTTTACTTTTACAATAATAGAGAATTTCGCGGGAGAATTTGTCTTTGCCTAGGGTGTTGATGTCTGCTGTTAAATTAGGACTGGACCCGTAGTATTCCTGCCAGTCGCTATCGATCTTGCTTCGAATTTTCTTTTTCTTTTTTGTGCCGTTCTTCAACTTTACAGTCTTGTAGGTCGTTTTACTAAATTTTGCTAATTTTTTGCCAATATATTTTCTTCCGGTGATTGTGTTGGTTATGATATAGACAAACCCAACACAGTCCTCGGGTAATTCATTTACAATCTGTCCTTGATAAGTCCAAGTCATTTACGAGAAACTATATGCTGACTAGGACTGAAACTATGAATTTCCATTCCTAACTTATCAAACATGTAGGCAAGACTCTTGGTAGAGTGCATACATACATGTCCGTTTCTTGGTGAAATGTACCAATACTCGACACCTTGCTTGCCGATAATATCGTTTACCAGCGTACTGATAACAACCTGTCCTCCTTCAGGATCAGCAAATGAAAGCATTTCTTCTGCTGTTTCCCAAGGAGTAGGTGTGTGTTCAAGAACTTCAAAAGCAGTCACAACATCAAAAGTTTTTCCTGCTTCAAAAGGCAAATCTGTATTCCACATAGGATCCCATCCTGATGCGTTATAACCTTGTCTTTTTAATTCTTTACTAAAAGCATCTGTACCCGCACCGTAGTCAAATATTGTAATTGTTTTGTCCCCGTTGAGCAAGGGGCTAAACCATTTAACACAGTCTAATGGACGATTTATTTCGTAGTTGGGGTCAACTTTGATATATTCGTCATTGTAAATGTTGTTCAGGAAATCTTCCTTTGACCAGTCATCAAAGTCTATACTAAAGATAAACTGACAACTCTTACATTGATGATAATAGACTGCGTGTCCCATAGGCTCGAATACAGTTCGTCCGCTTTCTTCTTCGCAAGATCTGTTAAAGTCCTTGAGACCTAAAACACTGGTCTCACCTTGACAAATTTTACAGTGAACGTTTCGATACTTGGGACTTAGCGTGATCATTGCTTGGCCTTGGCTTCCTTGCGAGCGTTCTTCTCAGCGGTGATTTCGTTACGGCGTGCTTTTACTAGTTTAGCCAGTTCTGCTAGAGCCTTGCGAGCACGAGTACCAGCAGCACTGTTGCCACTGTCGAACTTTGCGTCCTCTGCTAGGAATGCTTCAAACTGAGCCTGGAGTTGATTTGTCGTTGTCATTTTTTATCCTTTTCTTCCATCCGGAGTTGTATTTCTTTTCTCGTAGCGCACGTTTATGTTCACGAAAATTCTTTTTACCCTCGATGTGTACTAATTTAGTCTGTGCTCTGAGAGCACGAGTTAAATCTTGAATGTCCCTAATAATACCTCTAATCTGTATGCCTGCGTTGTGACTTTCGGGCGCAGCACTAAAGTGTATATGCTTATTATGTAGGTTTACAAGCGATTCCACAAGAGCAGAATATATCTTTTTGTATTTTTCTAGTTCTTCAGTCGACATAATCTACGTTGTTGCTATAACTGGTAAAACCGTTTTCTTTTACAACTCGTAGCACGTTGTTGACACGCCCTACAAGTTCATCCTTGTGGCTGATGAGATAGATATTCTTGTTTCTTTCTCTGGCCATTTTCTTTAGCACTGCTAGTCCTGCTTCAACACCTGCGGCGTCCATACCTGCATCCATGAGTTCGTCAATAAACAGCAAGTTGATGCTTTGATAGAGTCCTTCCCATACATCGCGGAAGGCAAAACTTAGAGACAGGATCAGTCTGTTGCGTTCACCGCGACTGAGGTTATCAAAGTCAAGATCTTGACCCAGTTGTGTAATCTCTACTGATAGATCATTTTGAAATACCACACGATGCGGCAGTCCTAACTTGTCAATGTAGTAGCCCAGACGCTTGTTTAGATAACTCAAGTTCTGATCAATAATCTTCTTACGGATGAAACTGTCCTTGTTAGTCAGCAGTTTATGTAGGAACTCTTGATGGTCTTTGAGTTTGGTCAGCGAGTTGATATTGTCCCAAACAATTTCTTGAATGGCAGTTTTCTTCAGTTCTTCAATCTGTTCAGCATAGGGATTCTGTTCATCGATCTTGGCAGTAAGTTGTCTTTCAAGTTGCTCAAGATTGTTCTTGTGTCCCAATGCTTCTGCTTCAGTATCGTAGAAAGTTGTAGGACGGCGAGGCATATCACCTGTACCTAGTTCTTCTACAATCTTAGCAATGTCTCCGTTGACCTTGTCGAGATATGCCTGTGCTTCCAGCAGGTGCTTTTCAGCATCAGCAGCCATTTCTTCGTGCTTGTGATCGTGAAGTTCTTGTTCGCAAGAAGGACAAGTTTTGTTTGCCAGTGCAGCAACTTCACGAGCACATTTGTCCCGTGTGCGTTGTGCTTGAATAGCAGCACTTTCTAAAGTGGCCTTCTGCTTGTTTAAGTTTCTAGTCTTGGTATCATACTCGTTCCACTCTTTTAGAGCCAGATGAGCAGCCAATTCTGCTTCAATATCTACATTTTCTAACTGCATTATGGCACGGCCATAACTTTCGATATCAGTTTCTTTCTTCTGTTCCCAAGCCTTGCTCTTGATACCTAGGCTGTCAATGCTCTTCTGAACGTTTTCGTTAGCGGCCCTAACAGCGTCAATCCTAGCAGTTTCCGACTGGATCTTGTCTTTGGTATCTTTAATCAGCGTTTTTAGTGCTTCTGCTTTTTCACTCAGTAGAGTAATACCTAATAGTTGCTCAATAACTTCACGCTGATCCGCAGCCTTAAGACTGAGGAACGGTTCAGTGTAGGTGTTTAGAGCCACAAGATGCTTGAACATAGTGTGCGACATTTCCAGCATTTGTTCAATGCTCTTTTGTGTCTCACGGCTATCACCTTGACTTTCATCCTCGTCGTCTTTTGCTTTAACTTCGTTATCATTGACAAACAGTTTAAGCACATTGGGTTTGCGGCCTCGCTCAATACGGAACTTGCTGCCACCCTTTTCAAACTCAACAGTGACCAACATTGCCTTGCCGTTGATCTTGTTGATCAAGTTTTCTTTCTTGATGTTGGTAAGTGCTTGTCCGTAGAGCGCATAACTCAAGGCATTGACAATAGTAGTCTTACCTGTACCATTGCGCGAACCTGTGTCGTCGCCGCCTAGATCAACGTTTTCACCTAGAACTAGGGTTAGGTGTTCTTTATCAAAATCAACTGCTTGAGTCTGGTTGCCCACACTCATAAAGTTCTTTACTGTAAGTGTCTTAAGTTTAAACATCAGATATTATTATAGATTTCAAGTAGTACTGCTTTGTCAAAATCTTTGCTGTCGATGTTGACTAACTGTTCTGTAACGATTTGATCCACGCTTTCAAACTTAGCATCTGGATTATCATCAATGGTACCGTCGAGGTTAGTTTTATCCTGGATGAGACTGATTTCTCTAATGTCGTGCTCTGCGATAAAAGTTTCTTTGATAAAGTTTGCTTCTTCAAAACTGATATCGATATCGAGATTGACACGCAGGTGCATCTTGCTTTTCATGATCTCATCCTTGCGATCAATAAGGTCGCTAAGTTTGAGTGTGCGATACTTGGGAGCATTGTCCCAATCGATGTATTGAGGGACACCGCCCCATTCTAAAGTCATCATGCCTCGCTGATCATCCCAAGTGTCAGCAAAGTTGTGCGGAAAGGCATTACCGATGTAGTGAATCTTACCGCGGTTCTGACGCTTGTGAAAGTGTCCGCTGAATACATAGTCTTGGTGGACAAAATGTTCTGCTTTGAGTTCACCGTGATCGGGCATCTGTACCATAGCGTTCATGTAGAACAAGGGCAGTTCAAAGTGTCCGAACATGTATCGGCTTTTGACTTGACTGATAGTTTTCCACTCGTCGCCTACCAACCACGGTACTAAGGTCACATCACCTATGGTGCAGACTTTTTCGACCACAGTGACGCCTGGAATATGTCTGCCAAATGCCGAACTATGAATATCACGCTTGTCTTTATAGAACAGATCGTGATTGCCCGGAAACCAGAAAAACTGCTCAAAAGCAGCACCTAGTTTTTCCAAGCAGCGGATACTGGTATCCAGTGTGATTAGATTGAGACTGTTGCGGTTATGGCTCCAATCTCCGAGAAAGATTGCGGTTTCGCAACCTTCCTTTTTAGCAGTTTCGATAAACCAATCTACAAACTCTTCGCAATCTCGAAGATGGGTTGTTGAGTTTGATTTAAGTCCAAAGTGAATGTCTGTAAAACAGGCTACCTTTTTAAACAAGGTCATATAGTACTTCTCCTATAACGAGTTTAGCAGACAGGTTGGAGGAAGTCAAGGCTTTGTTTCGTCCTCTTCTTCCTCAATATCGTCAATATCTTCACTCTTGGGCATACGCATATTTTTGTAGAGTTCGGCCTGGCGGGCGATTTCTTCTGCGTATTCATGTGAGTTCTGTCTAGTAAGACTTGGAGTCAGTCCTGCTTCTTCTAACAGATCATCACGGATGTTTTGATTTTTCTTTTCTAGATTTAAGATTCTGGTAAAACTATTGGTAACCGCAGCAGTGTAATAGGCAAATGGATTTTCACTCTTGCTTTCGTCGAACTGTAGACCGATCTGGCTCAACTGTAGGATAGCCTGTCCCTTCATTTCGTCGATATAGGTATAACCACGCCAGTTGCTACGTTGGGCATAACGTTCGCTTAGTTTGATAAACATACGCCCTAGATTTTCTGTAATGCGTCCATGATCCTTACTGAAGTGCCCTTTATCGACGCTGCCCTTCCAATGACTTTTACCAACACATACCAGTTCATCATTTTCATCAAACTTCCAATGTTGGAACGGTGGAAAGTTGACTTTTTCGTGCTCGTCGGCACGAGTTTTGGTAGTTTTCTTACGACCGGGTGCTAGAGGAATATGATCAAAGGTCATTATGCGTATAATGACATCTGTCTTGGCAATAGTCTTGTAATCTGGAGTAACGTCGGCTAACTTGGTCTTCTTGTCACCAGAGTTACGTGCTTCAGCAAAGGCAATGAGTCCTAATCTTTTGGCTTTATTGCGTTTGGCTTCGGCTATTGTGCGGATATTGACTTTGTCTAAACTGGGCAGAATAATATCGTGTTGTGAGTATTCTGGTTTAACGAAACTTGAGAATGAACACTTGCTTCTGTGGATTTCTGCTAGTAGATCTCTATTGTTTAGATATTTGACTTTTCTTGTTGTGGGTATGATTCCAGTCATGGTTTTATTGTTTTCCTCGTGTTTAGTTTAACACAAAAGTACTGCCTGTCAACCGTTTTT